ACCCCCCCCTCCGTCGGGCTCTTATGGAATAGAGAAGAGTGCTTTTGTTGGGGCCTAATGGCAAGGGGGGCCAAACACCCCCTCCCTTCGCCCTTCGGGCTTCAGGGGGGTCCCCCCCCCCCTTGTTAACGATATGCTAATTCTCGTTAGGTAGATGCAAGTCACTTTGTGTGTACGGCCGATCAAGGACCGGCAAGACACTCTGGGCGCGAAGCTTGGGACCCCACATCTATTGTGTGGGACTGGTCTCAGGTGATGAATGCATGAAAGCGGTGGACGTCGATTATGCCGTTTTCGACGATATACGGGGAGGGATGAAGTTTTTTCCGTCTTTCAAGGAATGGCTGGGTGCGCAAGCATGGATCACGGTGAAACGTCTTTACCGAGAACCGAAACTGATCAAGTGGGGCAAACCAAGCATCTGGTTGGCCAATACTGATCCACGCACGGATATGAGTCATGAGGATGTTCAGTGGATGGAGGACAATTGTGTATTTGTGGAGGTCAATGACGCTATCTTTCATGCCAATAGAGACTAGCTCCAATTGACAGGGTCATCTGGTTGCCTAAAACGGCACCATAACGCGGAACGAAATAGTCGACTATGATGTAATCTCCCATTCCGGGCTTAGAGACGACAGAGAACTTCGAACCGGGGGCTTGCTCTGTGCCGCCGGCCTCGTCGTCGTCATACACGAGGTTTTTGTTCATGGGATGCCACCGTGAATACTTGCGTATCACACCGGAGTCGTTGCCGGATGCAATGGTGATTGTCTTATCGTATCGTAGAGTGACACGTGCCGTGTCGATTGGCGCGGTGATGACGCTAGACCAATCTTGGTTTCTGTTTCCTTTGAAGACCAGGGCTTCGAGATTGGTGCGAGTAGTGGAACCCGGTTGGTTGATGACGCGGGTAAACCCGGAAGACGTCTCCAAAAAGGGGGAGAAGGAAGGCGTAGTGGGCAAAAGATCGTCCGTGCCCTTCATGGTGAAGCAGATGCGACGCCATTGCCAAGGTACGCCATCGGCAACCTGAACTTCAATCTTCTCTGAAACGCCGCGCATGTAGCATGTGGTGGCTGTGCGAGTAGCGACATCGGATGGGAATCCAGTCACTCCAGCGAGATCGCGAGTAAAATCGCGCGCAGTGGGGACGAATACGAAGCAGTGGCCATCGGTGACTCCGGCTGCGCCGAAAATAGCGGGACCACCTGCATAAGTGGTGCCACCAACAGGGATGTTCGGTGAGACATTTGTGGTGGTGACCATAGTGTCTCGCTTCTTTTTGCTGGAAACGTTAAGGATCGTCCGCTTGGTGGGCCTCATCGCACGACGGGTGGGGCGCCGAGTCCTTGGCCTCTTGCGATACGAGCTTTTGCGGGGCCGACGAGTTGTTGGCCTCTTGCGATAGGTGCGTCGGCGGGAGGTGCGTGCGTAAGCCATGTTGAGGGATTTTTGGGCAGTGCTGCCTGAAATCTGAGTGAGGGAGGTCACGGGGTATTTATAATTGGGGTGTGCCCCGTGTCCTGGGCTATAATATTAGTTTGCCCAGGACACTCGAGGACACACTTCGCTAATGCCGACACTTGCCTTCAACAGCCGATATGTCTTACTCACTTATGCTCAATGCGGAGAGCTCAGTGGATGGGACGTTATGGAACGCATTTCGTCACTGGGAGGCGAGTGCATCGTTGGAAGAGAGCATCATCAGGATGGAGGATTTCACCTCCACGTGTTTTGCGATTTCGGACGGAAGCTTCGAAGTCGAAAAGCTGATCTTTTCGATGTCGACGGTCACCACCCAAACGTTACGCCGTCTCGAGGCACTCCGGAGCTGGGATACGACTATGCAATCAAGGATGGTGACGTTGTTTGCGGAGGACTGGGAAGACCGGTCGTGGATTGCCGAGGTGGAAATGGTCCGACTCATGAGAAGTGGTCGGAGATCACGTCAGCGAAGGATCGAGATGAGTTTTGGGAACTGGTGCACAGACTGGATCCTAAGTCTGCTGCATGCTCATTCTCGCAGCTCCAAAAGTACGCAGACTGGAAATTTCGCCCTGTGGAGCCAGCATACGAAAATCCAGCAGGGATTTCGTTCATTGGAGGAGATCTTGATGGGCGATCTGATTGGCTTGGACAATCTGGAATTGGCGGAGAGACACCATTGATTGGTAAGTGCTGGCCTTCTCCTCCGGGGGGGGGATCCCCTAAAGGGGAACCCCTACCCCCCCCTCCGTCGGGCTCTTATGGAATAGAGAAGAGTGCTTTTGTTGGGGCCTAATGGCAAGGGGGGCCAAACACCCCCTCCCTTCGCCCTTCGGGCTTCAGGGGGGTCCCCCCCCCC